CACTTCGGTGGTCGGTCTTTTTTAATACCTAAAAAATCAAAAACAAAATGGACAGAACACTAAAAATTGAAATACTTGCTGACACGATCAGACTTTTTCAAATAGTAGATCAAAAAGAATATGAACTTGCAAACAGATCATTCAAAGAAAATGAATGGAACAAAATGATTGAAGCATTTCGATCAACTTTTATACAACCGAAAATCTGGGGGTTCAGTGAAATTGACTGGTGGGTTGCAGTTGATGATCGTGGTCGTGGAAATTATTCACGAAATTTCTACAAAATTGTTGTCAACTATGAATGTGGTTTCAAATATAAATTCAAAAGCTGGAAAGACTTCAATGATATTTTCGGAACATTTTTTGATCAACAAACAAAATTCGAAGACTTCTATCGACAAATGGAAAAATTGCACACATTGCAAAGTGGTGATCTTGATCCAGCATTTGAATGTTCACAATCAGAATTTGATGTATCATGATGACAGAAAATTTCATATCCAAAAACACAAGCATGAATTTCGATGTCGATCTTTTCGGTTTCAATGAATGGTTCATCAAAGAATTCAAACTATCACCAGAAGTTCAAATTGATGATTTCAATCCATCTATTCAAGTGGAATGGTCATTCTACATGGAAATGCGAACATGGGGTGTCAAATCAATTGGTGCATATCCGACAAAAGTTTCATTCAATGATCCTATGGTTGTGACTTTTTATGATCAAGATGACGAACATCATGAATTTGAAGTCAAAGAAGATCAATTGAACAAATTGATTTCAGAATTTGAAATTGATTCAAACGATTGCAGACGATCAAATGATCAAATGGACAACATGTTTTGTGTCACGAATGTAGAAATCAACTTTGACGATAAAAGCATTGAAATTGAATTCTAGTGTTGAAAAAATAGAATGTCCGACATGTGAAGGAATGGGACAAGTGAACATGTCTTGTTGCAGCTATAATTTGCACACAAAAGAAATCAAAATATGTCCAGCATGTGATGAACATTGTGGTGAAGATTCAGAACCATGTGAACAATGTGATGGTCTTGGTGAACTAACAATCAAAACAATAAAACAAATTTAATATCTAAAAATCAAAAAAAATGGCAAAAAATCAAAAAGAAAAAATGGAAAACAAAATCACTGCTGAAGACGAATGTTTCAAAATCATTCAAGCAATCTGGTCATGCAAAAGTGACGAACAAAAAGATGGTTGTGTCAATATGTTTGAAACATACAAAAAGAAACATGGTGAAGAAAACATCGGAATCACTTTGATCAAACTGGAATTGAAAAGACTTGATCAGATCATCAAACTTTCAAAACTACGACATGAACAAATGAAGAAAATGCAAGATGAACTTGCAAAACAACAAAAGGAAAATGAACAACTTCCATCAGATGAAAAATTGAAAGCTGAATTCAACAAAGGAAACATTGTTCCTATTGACACAAATAAAGTGACAAAAACTTCGAAGGAAAAGAAATAAAAAAATACAATCTTTGTGATTGTTTTCCATTGATCTTCGGATCATGGTTTTTTTAGGTGAAACCGATTGTGTCTTTCTTGATGCAGTCGGTTTCTTAATTACAAACGAAAATCACAAACAATGAA